ACTATAAATGGATGGAGGACGTCTTCCAGAGCAGTTCAGCAAACCTGTTTATAAACTCTTGAAAGCATTGAGCCTAGGGGATGTGAATTTATTGGGGTCTAATGATGACCCACGCATCATGTATTCTGCAGACTATGACATATTAGAGACGCCTGTATTCCGTAAGAGTTCAGTGAAGCAGTTTCAGGCATTAGTGAAACGAGCAAATAAAGTCGGAACGATTACAGACATCAAGTGTGGTGAAGTTCCTGAATGGAATCTATTAACGACTAAAACTTATTCACGCGAAAAGGAATTGAAGCATCTACAAGACCTTTGGCAAAAGAAAATCATAACGGATGCCGAAGTCCGTGAGGCACAGAAACTATTACAACCGAACCTTACTAAACCTGAACTCTATAAAGCACGAAAGGCATTACGATTTGGTGTTATGCGATGGACACCTGCACAAGTCGCGCAGGGGTATATGAAATTCAGAGACCACACATTCTATTTGGAGGAAGCAATGAAATCTAAAGGCATTACCAAGGTGGATGTAGTTGCGTGGGTAAAAGAAAAGTATGTTGAAGTGTCTAACATTCTATTATGGACGCATCGTGGCAAACCTTATGCGAATGTAAAGCATGTTATAAATTCTCTTAAGGAAGACTTGGTAATCTTTGCGTATGATGGAAATTTTATGAAAGTTGCCAAGCGTATGTATTCATTAGCAAAAGTCACAGGACGAGACCGAGAGTCTTTAGAACGCATCCTGAACTCTCATTTGGGAGCAGTGTATTTGGTTGTCTCAGACCTAAAACTATTACAAGAATTTCCTGATGCTATTACCCCTGCACGAAAGAGACAGCAATTAGATTCCTTAAGAGACCAAATGTCCAAGCTTTACTTTCCTGAATTCCATGAAGCAAAAAATCCAAAGACCTTGCTTCCTAAACTAGAAGAGGTCTTACAAGAGGAAGTTAAAAAGGAACTAGAAAAAGCAAATTTATACCCTATACCTAAAATGTATAAGGATTAGACGACCCTGTAGTGTCCTTCCTCGTCCTTCTCTAACCAAGCGTTTCTGGTCTTTCTTTCACCTTTTTTACTTGCTTTGACGTGGACGTCATGGTGTGGTTCGTTGTCGTTTCCTAGAAACCAAAAGGCGATGAATTTAAAGTTCCAACCTTCTGAATCTGTTCTTGACCATGTTTGATGTATATTCATTAGTTCTTTGTCGTGCCATATTTCTTTTGTAGGTGGGAAGTTCTTATTCATATAATCGTTAAGACGTTCAATTGCTTTAGCGTGGAAGGTAGTAATATTCATTCTGCTTGGGTGTAAGGTTAATACTTTTGCGGTAAAGACATCCGTTTTAGGCGGTTCTAAATTAATTAGAACTAAAAAGGGGTAATTGGTGTCAAATTGGTGTCAAATGTGTGTTAATAATTAATCATCCCATTCACTAGTAGGGATGTCTACTTTCTGGTGGGAGTCTGGAACCCAGTTTATAGGTCCTCCTGCAGCTTGTCCCATCTCCTCTAGGGTCATCTGTCTTTCAGGTTTATGAACTTCTACCCATGCTCTAAAACATTCCGTCGGTTTAGGACCGCGCTTTTTAGGAGGTTCAGGTTCGTCTTTGAACTCTAGGAAAGGTGTGCGCTCAAGTGTTTCGTTGTTCTTTCTTGCCCAGTTCCTGAACCACGTGCGTTCAACTTTAGAGTCCAGCATGTTGTCATACCTGAACCGTCTTCGTTCTAGCTCCGTCATCTCTGTAATCTCCAAATGCTTTTGTGCTGCTTCTTTATTGTCCTTTTTATACTGCCGCTTTTTCTTAATGGCAGCGTTTCCTCCTTGTTTAGCATGCCATTCTTTCTGGTAGTCTGGATGTGCCTGTTTGAACTTTTCCTGTTGTTCATCAACTCTTTGCTTTGATTTGAACGCTTTGAATACTTTACGCCATAAGTATACAAAGGGTCTGAGCTTCTCAAGCGCTTCCTTTCTCTTGACTAGGGTCTTTTCAATTTCCTTAACCCAGTCCTCTACATCCTTCCATACATCTAGTTCTTTCTGTTTCGTCTGTGCCTCCAGTAGTCCTTCCAGTAGTCTTCTTCGCTTTTGACCCTCTCGCTGCTTCTTTATGAAATTAGCGCGCCATACAGGGTCTGCATACTTCTTGTCCATAACTGCTTTACGATTCTCATACTGCTTCTTTCTGATTTCTTCATACCTAGCAGGGTCTGTTTCTTTAAGGAGAGTCCAATCACATACCATTTTTTTCTTTAGGGGGAGAGGTGCTTTACTATATAGTATAAGGCTTAAGACTACCTTTCCGTGGGGTAAATACATCCGTTTTTATAAGTTCCATAGGGGTTTAGAACTATGTAAAGATGCTTAAAACGGATGCTTTTACGCCAGGCAAATAGGGGGTAAGCCTTATACTCTAGAAGTAAAGCAAAATGTCCGAACCTACTACACCCATCCCTATACCAGACCTACCAGAGCAGTTAGGAGACCATGACTGCCCCATTTGTTTTGAACCAGACGCTATTAGAGACCGAGAAGCTATATGCCCTAACGGACATAAACTCTGTGCTGACTGCCAGCCTAGAGTTCAGAGTGTTCCAAGCATATGGGAAAGAAGAGAGGTCTTCGCAGCATGCCCTTTATGCCGAGCAAGAATACCTTATATAGAAGACCCTGCCTTACGACGCCAAGCACCAGAACCTAGAGCACCAAGGGTTCGCGCAGTTCAGCAAGCAGACGGACGCAGAGGAGACCCAGAGCGACCCCAGCGAGCTATAGATGCGTTTAACAACCTACCAGCACGCAGGGCAGCACAAGCGCAGTTCCGAGCAAACAGAAATGACGGAACAATTCCACAGAACGCAAGGTTCGGCGGATTCCACCAACGCTGGTGCACTTGCCACATCCGCAGAGGCGGAGCACAAGGAGTTCGGTTCTTAAGACTACCTGACGGAACACGCAGGTATAGATGCGAGGCATGCTACGCAGCAGCGACCAACGGAGGCATCCCAGAAGAACCACCAGCTTGGAACTACCCTGCAGTAGCGATGCACGACGACCGAACCATTTAAAAAAATCCTTACCTAAAAATCAGTAACAAATCAGTAACACCCCACCCCCTTACCTTTTTCGGTAAGGGTAGTTAGTAGAGTCTGTTTTTCACTGGTAAGGCGTTACTGTTACTGATTTTCTGGAAACTATTCCACCGAGGGAAAAAGGCAGAGAGGAGAAATCTTTTTTTTCCGCGCGTAGCGACTTCTAGGAAATAATCAGTAACAATAACACCCCTTACCTATACTTTATATATGTAGTAGTAGTCCTAATCAAATTAGGTAAGGTGCCGTAGCGTTACTGATTTGTTACTGAATTTGTCCGTCTAGGAATCAGTAACGGCAAAGGGGTCTACCTCTGGCTTAAGGCGTAGTCCTGTGCGCACGACTACAGGTGCTCCACCTACCCTCTTACGTGATGTGCCTATACCTAGTTCGGTTAGAATCCTTCCAACCTTATTGTCCGTCTCCTTAACTCCTGCAGCTTTGCATCGCTCGTAAATCTCCTCAAACGGAATCGTGTGGAATACATTCTTGGTAATCTCGTAGCAATCCTCAATCACGTCCTCTACCTTAACAATGTTAATGAACTGGTCTCGTGCTGCGCGGACGCTGTCTGGTAGAACTGGTTCGGCGAACTCTTTTGCTCTCCAGTCCTCGTAAGCGTCAATCATAACATGGATTAGAGCATCGCCGTATTCAGGTAATCCATAAAGTTCCTTGATGTTGTCGGACTTACGCTCGTAAGGTCTCTTTGGGTCTGGAACATAAGAGTATGCCCAATGGAACATCGTTAGTCTCTCTCCAATCTCGCTCGGTGGCGCAATCTTGGGTGCGTCGTTCGCAAACAAGTAGATTCCGCATTTCGGTAGAACAGGTCGTTCTCCCTGCTGGTATGCTTTCCTCGTGTGCAGGATGTCGCCTCCACCTGAAATCGCCTTCAACAAATTTCCATCAATCGCTGGACTCTTCTTGTCGTCCAAGTCCACGCGAATTTCACTACCGAACGCAAACCTACAATCCGCTATATGCTGTAGCCACTCCATCTCTCGTGCAGGTTCTCCTCCTAGGTGCCGTGTAAGCAAACTATTTCCGTTAAAGTCTCCAACCCACTGCCCAAACGCTGTCTTGTAGAGCTTGATGGTCGTGCCTTTACTAGAGTTCGTAAATCCAATTCCTAGCGTCACCTTCTTCCTCATAAAATCTCCAATCGTATTTCGCATAAGGTTATGCTTAAAGACCTCGGCAAACTCAGGGTTCGTAAAGGGTTCCTCAAATGTCCTGTATTTCACAAACCGAATCTTCTCCTCGTCTCGTGCTGGAAAGTTCCTAGGGCACGCATGCGAGAATACAATCGTATGGTCAAACCCCTTCGTAAAGGTCTTGGTCTTAAAGTCGTAGATTCCGTCAGCAAACAGCAATTTCCCATAATCTGTTGAACTTCTCTCAATAAACCATCCATCTTTGGGCGTCAGCACGTCAGGAAGTTTTGTAATGAGGTCTCTAGTCTTCTTAACGCTGCCTGAGAAGTTGATTAACTTGACTCCCTCTTTAGACGCTTGCCTAAAGTGTAGTTTCGTGTCCATTCTCGTCACTACGCGTTGTAGTAGCTTTTCGTCATAACCCCAAATTCCAGTCGTCTTGTCAAATACCCAAATCACGCCTCCATCCATTACCAGCAAGTCGCCCATTAACTCCGCAAACTTCTTTGCACCGAAGCTGTCGTCCGTCACTACATCCTCTCCCAAGACTGATTCAGGTTTGGGTGTAAAGTTATGCTGCCAAGGCTTAATAAGCAGCTTGTGGGAATACCCAGTCTTCTCTAGGATGTAGTTTTCGGCACCGCGTAACAACTCCTCTGGAAACTCGCTTTCCCCATCCAACTTTAGAATCTCACCTCCGTCGTGGATTAGGATTTCAACGCGTCGGTTCTGCGTTTTCATATAGGCGTCCATCGCCTCCAAACACTTCCTCTCTTCCGTCTGTAGAATCAATGCGAACAACGAGAACTTGGGGTTCGTCTTCTTTTGCACGATTTTACGGAATTGGTCATACCTAGACCAGCACATCGCAACGAACGACTTAATCTCGCTTTCAATCTGCTTTAAAAGCGTCACATCTCCTTCAGGGGCGATGCCATCGTCGTTATAGTGCTCATTGTAGAGCTTGATGTCTCCTCCGTATGCAACCTTAATGAATGCTGTTTTTGCGATTCCTCGGTTAGAAGACACCTTGGCAAGTTCCTCGTCTCGGTTCTCTACATACCTCCTTATTCCAGTCGTCACAATACCCCACTCTTGTCCTAATTTGATTAGGATTCTGTAGTGGCAGTTTTCCATGTCGCAGTCCCAGTAGTGCTTTTCTAGGAGAGGGTTTCGGATGTCAAATGGGAAGCTCTGTAGTCCCTGACCTCCGTGAGGGTAAAGGCGACCTAGTCGGTCCTTCTCGCATCCTCGCCCATAATGGTAGACAACTTCAACCTCGTTTCCGTGCTTGCGACCTCGCTTATACCTGCCTAGGTTCCCCAGAGTCTTGGGCGCGAACCGAACAGTGTCGGCGAGGAGCTGGTCCATGATTAAAGGGTCAAAGCGTTCGGTCTTAACAATCTTTACATCGGTATTCACTTCCTCGTGGGTCGTCGTGGTTGTATTACTTTCCATCCTACTTACTTACTACTGGTTTAGACATTTTACTTCCGTTTTAAACGAGTAGAACCGCCTTGGCGTTTAGATGGTAAATACTTTGTCTAGACAATAATAAATGAAGTCAGTCACGGAATACATGACGCAACTGCACAAACAACTACAGGAGACGCGAGGGGTGGCGGACCAGACGGCATCACAATATATTCGCTCCCTTTACTCGTTGAATAACAATCGCCCATTCACCAACCTCGCATGGTTGAAAAATAAGGCATCCGTGGAGCAACGAATTTCAGAGTTCGCCGAGTCCACCCAGAAGACATTGCTGTCGGTTATTGTAGCATCTCTGTCTCTAGTCAAAGACAAGACAACCTACAAGAAGATTTATTCTCATTACTATAACCTGATGATGGGTAAGGTTAAGGAAGAAAAAGGTAAGGACACAAGCGTCATGTCCGAGAAGCAAAGTGAAAATTGGTTAGAATGGGATGTCGTTAAGGCGCATATGGACCGACTCACCGAGGAGATGAAAGCACTACCAGAAGGAAGCAAACTAACACCTGGTCAATGGGAAACATGCCTCTCATTTATGCTGCTTTCTCTGTATACAGAGTTTGAACCGAGACGCAACCAAGATTACCAATATATGGTAGTGAATAAGAACGAGGGAAAGCAATCCGACAGCGACAAGGCAAATTACCTAATCCTAGACACCAAGGAGTTCATCTTCCGAAAGTATAAGACCGCCAAAACGCATGGCGAACAACGATTCCCTATTCCTGATGCCCTCTTTAAGAACATTGAACTCTACTTGTCGCATCATCCAATCTGGAATGTTGTAAAGGGTAAAAAGATTACATCTAAAATGGGATTCCCATTCCTCGCTACGCATGATGGTTCGCCCCTTCTTGCAGTGAATTCTATTACACGCATCCTCAACAAGATTTTCGGAAAGAGGGTTGGTTCCACGATGCTTCGTCATATATATTTGTCTAACAAGTATGATGTAAAGGAAATGAACGAGACTGCCGAGAAGATGGGACATACTGGAGCAGTTCAACGCGAATACCTAAAGAATACTCAGGAGGTGGAAGTTCCGACGACGGAAAAAAAATCTCAATAAGTAAGTCATAAGTTAATGGTGAAGGTTTTTATTCCAAACGCAATGTGGCGGTTTGTAATTAGTATTCCTAGGCGTAAAAGGTCTTGTGGGTGGTCTTCTAAATAGTGTCTGCTTTAAGTTCTGGGTAAATGATTCCTGTGAGCATAATCTTCTTGCCCTCGCTCGTTCCTCGTCCTCCTTCAACATAACAGGCTGTAGCGAATCCCCAGTTTCGTTCTTTCAAATACTTTGCCATTGGTTTTCCATCGGTAGAGAGTTCTGCAAAATGTTCTGTTTCAGACAGCGTAATCGCTTTGCGTAGTCTTAAGCATAACGGAATCGTCACTACAGCTCTAACATCTTTGTCGTAGTGTTTAGCGGCTGCTAGTTGTGCCTTAACTCGCTTCTTTAAGAATCCGTTGTAGAATTGAACGGCTTCGCTGTAGTCACGAACGAGTGGGAATCCGTCTGAACGCTCGTCCAATTGCTTTTGAAAGTAGGCTGCGAGTTGTCTGCTTAAGTCTCCGCTTTCGGCGTTCATGACTCTATTGTGGACATAATGGTCTTTCATGTCTGGAGAGAAGATTTTGTTGTCGTCTGTGAAAAGCTGTGCTGCTTCCTGTCGTAGTTCGTCGGTGCTGTGTGGAATAGTTTGCATTCTTATAGGGGTGTGAGTTATTTTATTCTGTGGTATTTACATCCGTTTTAAGCGGATGGGTAGGGGTTTAGAACTACACGATTGGGAATGCGTAGGTAAGTATTACGATGCCTGACCCTCCAGCACCAGCAACACCAAGTAATCGGTCAAACCCACCACCACCTCCTCCTGTGCTGAATGTCCCATCAAATCCACCAGCACCTCCACCTCCATTTCCTCCTGCTCCTCGTGTGACTGAAGGTCTTGCACCACCACCACCACCACCTCCATAATAGACTCCATCTGGAAATTGGAATCCAGCACCTCCACTTCCACTAGTGGCAGGAGGGAGTTGCGAACCATTGCCTCCAACGGCGTCAATACCTCCACCACCACTGGCAATCTGTGGAATGCCTCCAGGTGCCATTCCACCATTAAATCCTTGACTTCCTACACCACCACTATAAAATCCACCTTGACTTCCACCACCGCATCCTCCATTATTGCCTTGAGTAGCACCATTTCCTCCATACCCACCTCCATAGGCTTCATAGAAATAAGAACCTCCATCGTCAATAGAACTATTCTTTCCATTAGTCATTACTAATCCTCCACCGCCTGCTGTTATTTGGTAACTACCAGTTGGTAAAGTAGTTGCGCCATCAATCCCTCCTCCTCCTCCTCCTGAGGCACACTCTATTCCTGTTCCATTTCCTCCTCCTCCTCCACCACCAAAAAGAGAGACGAATATTTCAATATTGTCAGGATTAGTCACAACTGAAGTATAAATCGCATCTTTGTCCATGTTTGCACCTGAGTTTCCATCAAAGTAAAAGAACTTATAACCACCTGTGGTCGTTGTTCGTGTATAGTTAGTAAATGTTGGTTCGGTCTTCCCAGGTGCCGTAGATGCCTCCTCTTGGCGAGAAGTCTGAATTACAGGATGCCTATAGACACCTGAAATCGCAGCAGACTTGGGGTCTGATGCCTGTGGAATAGTAGAGTAAGGTATATAAGGCATTTATAATGACCTGAGAATAAACACGAAACTTTTAAACCTTGTGTTGAGTAAAGGATGGCATGGAATCAAATGTTAGACGATGCGGAACCGCAAGTAAATGTTCCTAATGAAGACCAACAACGATGGAATATAGTTGCTGAAGCTTTACGAACTGAAGCAGACTTTGAAGTCTTCCAAGACCGACAAGAACGAATGGACTGGGATTTAGAACAATGGATTCAATGGGGTTTAGCTACTTTATTTGAACCTGTTGCAGACATACCAGGTTGGCAGCAAGTTCTTCGTGATGCCTTTACAAATGTATATGGAGAAGGAAGTAGTCGTTTTTGGGGTGATTACCTTACGGATGTTGCCGAACAATTAGACGAGGTCACCATCCGTGATGAGGAAGATGAAGAGGAAGAAGACGATGCTGAATCACCCTTGTCTACAACTATGCATTATGAAAGGCAAAGTCCAAGATTAGGAGACGAGACTTTAGACGATGAGATGGAAGGCGATGGAAGACCTCTAAAACTACTTGAACTTTTTAAGGGAACAGGAAGCATCGGTAAGGCAGCAAAGAAATTAGGATTCAGTGTTGTCTCGTTAGATTTTGACCCCATCTATACACCAGACATTGAAACGGACATTCTCAAATGGGACTATAAGAAATACCACAAGGACACTGGGTATGTTCCTGATTTGATTTGGGCATCTCCTCCATGCAATACCTTCTCTCCGTTCGCATACAGGTTGAAAGAACGCAATACCAAAACATCCACTCCGTATTCTGCACGAGCAAAGGAAGGCACTGCCATCTTACGACAGACTCTAAAGATTATTAAATACTTTCAAAAGTTGAATCCAGAGTTGTTGTTCGTAATGGAGAACCCAAGAGGAATGATGCGTCATGACCCAGAGGTGAAGAAACTACCGAATCGTGACACAACCCTTTATTGCTTTTACGGAGATGTTCGTTATAAACCCACCGACTTTTTCAATAATGTTCCAAAAGGATTAGACTTGAAGGAAGGAAAGAGTTGTAATAAACCAACAGTTCTAGTTGCTAGACTACCCCTGAATAAGCGTTATGAAATTCCTGCAAAGTTGTCTCGTGAAATTTTAGAGACTATGCGTGATGCCTACAAGAAACCAATGACAGGTGGAGCAGACTTTACAGACTCACCAGAGGAGATTGAAAGAAGAACAAATGAATTAACGAATGCTGCTTTAAGAGTTCTTATAAACTTTTGGCAAGCATTTTTGGATGATGATGAAGATGCCCAAGATGAAATTCAAATGGAACACGAACCAATTAGACGACGATTACAGGATTATATTGACACAATTCCACAAGCATTACGACAATATATAGGGGAAGGAGACGCTAGACTATATGACACGCTTATGGGACTTAGGGAACAAGTAAGAAGAAGGATTGGTGTTGGTATTAATAAATTTGGAATCTCACGTTATAATCCTGAGACAAAGAAAGGTGGAGCGAGAACACACAGAGAGCACAGAGAGAATGTATTGGATGCTTTAGGTCTAGAAGACAAAGGGTATTCATTGAAAGAATTAGCGGATGCTTCTGGTGTTTCAAAGTCTATTCTACAAAAGGTTTATAACCGAGGCATCGGAGCGTATAAGACAAATCCCCAGTCCGTAAGAATGAAAGGAACATTTAAGAAAGGAGTAGATGCCCCAATGAGTAAGAAGTTAAGTAAGGAGCAATGGGGAATGGCACGAGTCTACTCATTCTTGGATTCTAACCCTAGCCACGACCAAGACTTACTAGGTGGAAGGAGACGAGCTCTCTATAGAAACGCAGAAGAAGTAAGACGAGAATCATTAGAACTTTTAGAAGAAACACTCCAAGCAAAAATAGATTATTATGTTGCTAGACTCCAAGGTGAATCAGGAGATGAAGAACAAACAGACTTCAGAAAAAGAGAAGATGAATTTCAGAGGTATGTTTTGAATTGTCCTTTGCAGTTCCGTGATTTTCTTGCTGATGAAAGCGACAGCCCATTACATGTAGATTTAGCAATTGTAGAGAAGATGGTGGAGGATGATTTAATAGAAAGAGAGTTTAACTTAATGTAAAGCGGTTAAATCCAAGAGTATTTAATCTTTGTAAAGAGTAATGCGAATTATAACTGGAAGTAATGAAGCAGGAATGGAGATGGCAAAAAACCTTTTAACATCTCTAAAGAAGGTAGGCATCCCTCTTTCTGAAGTAGACCTTTATGTTTTTAAGGGGCAACCAGAAAAGGTGAATTATGGAACAGGAGAATTCAAAAAACTTACGCAACAAAAATTAGAAGTTATTTTAGATGCCTTAACAAAACATGAGGAAGTCCTCTGGATTGACACGGACATTGTCGCCCTGCATGATTTTCGTGAAGACCTTGAAATTAGAGGAACGCTTGATGAAATGGCAATACAAGATGGTATTTTAGCTGGGTATTGTTCTGGGTTTATGTATATGCATCGTTCGCAGAGTGTTATTCAAATATTACATACTGCTATAAAATGTATGAAAGCACATAATTATAGTTTTGATGATGAATACGCACTTAATATTTCTATAATACCTAGCGGTGTTAAGGCAATTAAATTACCTTATTTTCTATACCCTGTTGGTTGTGTCTATTTTGATTATAAAGTTAGAACCGATGCTCTTATAGTTCATAATAACTACATCGTTGGTTTTGAGAATAAGAAGAAAAGGTTTGAAGACAACGGACTCTGGCGTATTGAAGATGATGTATTAAATGAAGTAAATACTATACATAATTGGAAAGAAGAGTAAATAATAGGAAAAAATAGCAAATCGTATGTAATAATAGGGATTTGTATTAAAACACAAGTAAAATCATTAATGATTTTACCGCAATTAAATAAGGTTTTTTGTTTTTTACTCTATTGGTGGCGTATTGGTGGCGTATTGGTGGCATTTATAGTCTATTTGTTGTATTTACTTATATTCCTCTTCTGCTTCGCTGTCGCTTCTAGGTCTCCATCCGCTCTTTAGCCAACCTTTCATTCTTTCTGCAATCACTTGTTGATTACAAGCTTTACAGCAGACTCCGTTTGCTAGAGGTGCTGCGTTGTGTCCGAAAGGGTCGTCTCTAATCTCGTTGTGGCATAACACACATTCTTCCCATCCCCAGACGCTGTAGTCTAGTGGGTAGTAGTTGGTGCCGTATTCTTTGTTCTTTTTATTTGTTTCTTCTACGTGGGCTTCGTAGGCTTTAACTCTAGCTAGTGCTACACCATCTTTGTTTATGGCTGCTTGTGCTTTAATCTCGGCGAACTCCTTCGCTGCTTCTTCGGCGTTTAATTTAAGTCTGAGTTCAAAGTCTTCTCGTTCTCGGCGTGCTACTCGTTCTTCCTTGGTCTCTTTGGGGGTTGACATGGTGGTTTGTGCTGTATTCATTCTGTGCTTGGGTGGGGGAGTAAGGTTATTTACTTTGCGGTAAAGACATCCGTTTTTACGGCGTTCTAAATAGTTTAGAACTATTCAGTAATGCGTATTTACTTTAAGAATAAGATGTCTTACTACTATAAATGATTGTCTTATTCAAAGGTTGGGAGGGTTGGTGTGACCGCTTACAAGTCCTTACGCATCTTATTAACTACTGCATAAAGTTTGATGCTAGACTTTGTGTAGATTGGGAAGACATGGTATGGGGAGGCAATGAGTTTGGATTTAATGAAGTGTTTGAATTACTAGGTGTTAAGACCGCAAGCAAGAATGATGTGCTACGTGCGATGGTTCAACAGGATGTAAAAATTGAACCTCCTATATGGACTTGGGAAGATGCCTATTATAAATCGCCAGGTCTTGGTGGAAAATTTATAAGTCAAAACAGAAAGTTATACATTCCTTCTATTATGTGTGATGTTCCTCAACGAATAGATGCGGATGTTATACTAACGCAAGGTGAAGGAACTAGAGTGTATGATGCGAATGTATTTGTGAATCATGTTAGATTACGACCTTGGGTAATGGAAGGCATCAAAAGTATTCTTTCGGATTTTGACCCTAATAGTATTGTAATTCATCTGCGAGGCACAGACAGACCTGAAGACAAGTATGCAAAGAGCGCTATTCATACTTTAAAGGACGAACACCGCTTACCGATTTATGCTGTAACAGATGACCGAGAGTTATGGGATGAATTCAAAGCAGGTGTTCCTCAGGCGCGTCTTTTGAATCCTAATTCTACTGCTCTACGCATCAAACTTGCTAAACAGACAGGATTACATTTTGCTAAACCTTCTGAATTGAAAGCACAAGGCATCACCAAGAAACAATTACTCATTGAACTTTTAGCAGATTGGTTTGCTTTATGTTTTGCTCAGTCAGGGTTCGGTCGTGAAGTCTCTACTTATTTTCAAATGGCTCGTAAGCTTCACGCAATAGGTAATAATGTAATCAGCGAGAAACTCTTCGGTGGTTGGATGCCTACAAGAAAAAACATAGAGACTAATAATGAAGCCGTTATTTTGTCGTGTGGGGAGCAAACGAAAGCAAGTGAAGCAGTTGACTACATTGTTTCCTCCGCATCAAGTATATGTTGAACCTTTCTTCGGTGGTGGTGCAGTCTTTTTTGGAAAGACGCCTTCCGAGAAGGAAATAGTGAATGATTTGGATTCCAAGTTGATTCAGGATTATAAACGCATCTTACAAGCACCCAGTTCAGTTGAATCGTATAAGATGCCTAAAACATTAACATCGCAGAATAGATTTCTTACCGAAACCCATACTTCTATTCCTGACAAGGTTATTGAATCTCTCTTACGACGATGTAATGGGTTCGGTGGGCGTTATTTAGAAACTTCAGGAGTGACTGAAGCGACGGATGGACGCATCCAAAAGGTGACTTTACATAAGTCCAAATTACAACGAATGGAAGACTATAAGAAGAGATTAAATGATGCCACCATACTTAATCAGGATTACCGAAAGGTGATTAAGAAATATGATTCAGGCAAAACTTTCTTTTTTCTAGACCCACCTTACGAAATGAGTAAAGGCATTAATTATGCAAAAGGTTCGGAGACATTTGATTTTGAAGAACTTGCTAAAACTTTACGAGGCATCAAAGGAGATTTCCTGATGACGATTAATGATTCACCTCGCATCCGTGAAGTCTTTAGGGAATTTAAAATCTACCCATATGTCGTTAAGGGGCATCATTCCGAAACATCGCCAATTGGTTCTAAAGACAGGAAAGAATTACTTGTCTCTAATTATACATTACCCAAGATGAGTGGAGGAACTAAAGACTCTGACAAACTTAAGAAAATTGATGACAAACTTAAAAAAATTAATGACCTAATCATTCAGCATCAGAAATTTATGAATGACCTTCTTTCAGGCACTACTGGTATGAATGAAGCAGACACAAATCAATTCATACAACAGACAGAAGCAGCTTTAGCTAAATACTACAAAGATGAAGAGACACTTAACCAAAAAAAGATGCTTATAGAAAGAGGTTCTCCTGCTTCGTCTGTTTCTTCTGTTCCGATTAGATTAGGTGTTACTGATTCAAAATTGAGAAAAGCTATAGAGGAGTATAGAAATAGAATGAGACAAGTCCAAGACACAATAATCCAAGATGAATATTTTAAAGGTCCTCTTACTGAAGTTGAAGATGAAGGAAGTGGTAAGCCCAATATTCCAAAAGGGTATTTAGCAAAAGCAAAGAAGAAGGCAAAGGCAGAAGGGTATGAAACAAAAAGGTTATTTCTTGCAGACGATGGCGTTCATAAACTCGTGTATAAAACTCCAGAAGGGAAAGAGGTTCCATTTGGGAGTGCCAAGCACGGCGACCATATAATTTGGTCTGAATTAGAAAAGAAGGGTGATGTTCCATTTGGAACTGCTGACACGAAGCGACGAGTGTTTAGGAAGTCGCACGAGGCGATGAAGGGTTCTTGGAAGTCCAACCCCTACTCGCCCAATGCTCTCGCCCTTGCGATTTTGTGGTGATTGTGTAGATTTGAATTCATACCTCTTCGGCGGTATATACTCAGGTTGACTAGGTGGGATGTAATCATCCTCTTCGCCAACTCCCCAATAGATGCTTTTTCGTTCCATTATTTATTACATATAAGAACCCATTCCGTTTCCAGTCGCAGCTTTCATGGCACTAGCCATTTTGTTAAGAGACATTGCTGCACCACCAACCATGCGATTACCATCACCTGCCGATGCTGGTGCTGAGAGGATGTCCTGCTCCGTGAGAATACCCTTGATGATGCGTGATGAACCCTTGATGGTCTCAAAGAAACCACTGGAGATGGGGACAACATACAAGTTGATTGAGGTAATATTAGCAGCAAACTGATTACCAATTGTTAAGTTAAACTGGAGGGAGAAGTTGCCGACTAGACCTGGTGCTTGTCCTGCCTGAAGGGCGAAGTCACGACCAGGCTTGAGAATCAATGGACCACCACAGAGAGGAACATAAGGGGTTCCAGTGCCTGATTCAGGAACACGTCTGGACTCACCACACCAAGTCGCATAGTCCATTTCTAGACCATTATTCACGGACATCTTATACAACTCGTAGGTTGTATGGTTTGCAAGAAGACCTGAAAAGTTGTCAAAATTGATGCTAATACCGCTAATCGGTAGTGTAAAGTCCGCCATGGATGAATCCCAAATTCCTAATGCTCCTGAAGCTGTTCCTTGTCCTGAATAGAGCTTACCAGAAGTTCCTGTGGTAGAGCAAATCACAGCGCCTGGTGTTGTAGGTTTTAGGTAAATCATCAGAAGGTCAGGAATATTTGGTAAGGTAATTGTGTTAGAACTAACCTGACTTGCATCCGTTCTGCTTCCCTGAACATTAACAGCCTTTCCCAAGGTAGTGACTTGGTTTGGCGTCAAATTGGTAATATACCTTGGAAACTCCATGTATGGAACGATGCTCTTGGGTGGAAGGGGAACATCCAACGCAGGTGTCAAAAACTGAACTGAAAGAGCAGGTTGAATTGGGTAAGGAACATAAGTCCCACTTGTTCCCCAAGCAATTCCACCCACTGCGGTAATTGTCTTACCACCAGTTCCGACAGCACGACCGATTAAAGAATCCGACAAGCGAATCGCACGAGAAGGAGTTGAAAGCATATTCATCTGAACTTGGAAGTTCTGAACACCAAAGAGACCTGTGGAGTATTCCGCATCATCCGCAAAGATGAATGGTGGAAGGAACAACTTCTCAGTGGACTGCCAGCGAATGTAGACAGTTTCAGTAGAAGTTGTAGAGGCTGTAGTTGCAAGCACTGGAAGACCATTGTTAGTGGTTAGAATAGTTCCAGTTGCGTCACAGAACCACCACTGGGAGAATGCGCCGTTAGGTGATTCATCCACAGCATGAGCGCCACCATAAGTTGTAAGGGGTGAGTTCTGGAAGTAGGCGGACTGAGATGTCGCCGTATTCACACCTGTCGGAGACGATGCTGCTGGGTAAGTAGCATAATTGTCTAACATGGTTGGGCAAGTTCGTTGAAGGCGGTTCTTCTTGTAGTCTTGGAGACGGAGAACATAGTTCAACACATCTGAAGTATTCACAGACACAGAGGCATCGTTGATGGTCGCTGTCATCTGAGACACACACTGGTGACTAGGGAAGGCAGCAAGGGCAACTTCACCTGGAGTCAAAAGAACACCTGAACCAGCGGTTGTTCCAGCTGAAAGGGTTAATGAAATAGATGCTACACCACCGCTAATCCAGTCTACAGCTCGGTCAATAAAGACGTTCTCAGAAGGAACGACCACGTTGAACTGCTGGGAGGATGCGTTCGCTGTCTGTGAGTTGAAAGTCACATTGGTCACACTGAGAGCACCCTTTTCCACTGCATACTTGGGCTTTGTTTGAATCACGCGAGGGTCATAAACCGAAAACTTTGTCACTTCCGCTGCCATTTATGGAAGGCGCAGGAAAGTTTTTTGGATTAAAACGACGCTACTTTCGGACGAATCGGAGGCGGTAGGTGACTGACCCTGAATTATAGAGAAGGCATGGAATTACTTGGTTGGTGAGGCGGTTGCGCCATCCAAGGTTGATGTCTATAACTTGTAGACCATCCTGAGTGGAATCCATTGCCGAGAAAATGGGCGTCAGCGGTTTATAAAGAACATTTCCACGCCATATGTCGGCGGTCACTCCATCAATTGGAACTTCTAGAAGAACCTTTTGTGATGCTCCTCCTGAGGTTGTTCCGCCTAGACTTGAACCACCCAAACTAACTGGGTTCGCCATAACTTCCTTGCGGACTGGTATTTGACTTGTGCCCAAGACGAAAGATGCTATAGGAGACCAGAGAGAACCTGTGCTAATGTAGTCTTGGGTTTCTCGGATGTAATACACGCTTGCTGCTGTGGCGACTGCCCAAATCTGTGGAAGTGTAAAAATACAATCTGTTCTAGCATCAGGAATTACATTAATGATGTTCTCTGGGTAATAGACTGGAGATGTGGAAGATGCTACAATCCAGTTTCCTGTGCCTGTTCCATTTGAAATGGTAGAAGGGGCGACGACCGAACCAGACAATGGCGCATAATAGAATCCAGTTGTTCCTAGAATGCTTGAATTAGCGGAATAATAGACAGCATCAAAATTGGTCATTAATCCTTCTAGGTTTGAATTCATACCTATATAAGAGAACTCTCGTTCGCCATAAGGACTTTGTAATTGTGAATTTGCACCTGCCGTTCCTGTTCCTGTGCCTGTAGAAGAACCTGTGCCTTGACCACGACCTAAAGTTGTAGTTGTGGGATTAAAGACAGGACCGAAAGGGTAAGTCCAATCTGAAACGCCTGCGGATGCGTTAGTGACAGTTGTTGGTGTTTGTTTTGTCTGTCCGTAAGGAATCCATGATGTTAAGCTGTCTTGACAAATTGAGAATAAGCCTGTGTTTGGATTAAATTCAAAGAAAGGACATTGTGTTCCACCATACCCCAAATGGTTTTGACATTTATACATCACATCTCTCCACGCTGCTATAAGAGCATTGTTAAGAAGCAAACACCAATGTTGGTAAGAATACACATAGTAATAAGGTGATTCAGCCTGTCTAGGATTTGCGGTGGTAGGTGTTTTATAAAAAGGTCCTTGATTTTCAGGAGACCATTGAACTGGAACAGTTGCTTGGAAAGTATGTAGAGTTGATGCTCCACCTGAGCCTGTTGTGGTGCCTGTGCCTGTTCCAATTTGAACACCAAAAGTGACAGTGTAGATGGTCGTATTGACATCTGTGGGGTCAGGGTAGGTAAGAGTTCCTGTGCCTGTTGCAGTTCCGACTGCAAGTCTATTGGAATTTGCTATAGTAATGGTTGTAGAGGTTGCTGAGATTAGTGTTGCCTCTCCCTGATTATACCCACCTGTAGTAAATCCAGAGATGCTATTAATTTTCATTCCACTTTGTAATGCCGTTGAAACTGTGTAGGTAATGCTATTACCATCGGCGGACACTGCGGAAGCGGTGATGGATGCTGTAAGTGTCGTTGGTTTGATTTGTGGAATCAAAATAGGAAGAGTTTTAGTCACTCCATTCAGGGAAAAGGAATCCACACTGATGACATACTTGGAGGCATCTTTTAGAATTGGATTCACGCGTGTGTCCTCAAAAGAGCATTGAGGGTCGTCCGTCGTTTGTGACGTGATGACCGAGTTATTCACTATGGTCGCATTGTAATACACATAATCTCCGTCGGCAGCCGAACCTGTGACTATTTGCTGCGAAAAGCTCATTTATAGTTGCTGGGGTTTATTTCTTGCGATTACTGACCGATTAAATTATAGGTGAATCCACTGACGAAGTCATCAGGAGGGATGCCTGTTTCCTCAATCATGTTCGCATACTCAGGGAGCGAAAGATGTTTAAAATAAAGTCGGCATAAGCAGTGACGACCGCAAGTATTATTGTCACGCACGTCCTTCTGGAAGGCAACTGCATTGCTTTTTATAGTGTAAGGACTTGCTTTTAATAATTTTGTAAGGTGGTCTGTGTCCTGTCCGAATTCACGAAGTTTAGATTTAGAAAGCCACTTCTTCTCACCATCAGGTTTATAATTACCATAGGGGTCAAAGTATTCTAGAATGTCGCTGTCTCGTAGTTTTAGAAGGCATACCCAATGTCCAGTGGTTTCATTCTCGGTTAAATAAAGAAGCATCAGGCGACCCTTTTCGTCTAACACATCGTCTATAGACTTTGCATTCAGCAAATCTGTATAGGAGATGATTTTTAGTGTTGGAATGACCTTACGCATGTCCGATTCACTTAACGAATACCCTTTAACTTCCTCAGCACTTCCTCCTTTTTCAATTGCCATCCATTGCTGAATCGCTCTTTCCAATTCCACTGGTTTCCGTGACACTGCTGTCCCTCCTATGTAGGTTCTCCACCCCTTCAGGCGACCTAATTTGTAAGGTTGAATGCTCAGGTTGCGTGGCATTTATATTAGCAGATGCTTCTTTTTTAGGTGTTTCTACATCTAATTCTACTTCAAAGGTCTTTCCACAACACCTACTTTTAATATTGCGATGGTTTAACCAAGTAAAGACTTTCCAAGCAAGCATCAGAATTCCAATACTACCACCACCTAATCCAATCTGACTCATCGTTGTTGCGTCCATTTATAAAGCACAAGTAAAATGTTACTGATTTATTGACGGACAAATTCAGTAACAATTCAGTAACGCTACGGCACCTTACCTAATTTGATTAGGGGGACTATGGGTATAAAATAGAGTAGGTAAGGGGTGTTATTGTTACTGATTATTCCCCAAAAGTCGCTACGCGCGGAAAAAAATGCGTTCTCCTCTCGTCCAAATTCCTCCGCTGCAATCGTTTCCAGAAAATCAGTAACAGTAACGCCTTACCTGCGTAAAATCGTTATTAGAAACCTCCTTACCCATTTTGGTAATGATTAAGGGCGTTACTGATTTGTTACTGATTTTTTAGGTCTCATTCCCCTCCTCTTTCGTCGTTTAGCAAATATGCCTCATTCTCCGTCACGACATAAGTGGGGTAGTTTTTATAGATGCAAACCCAGCGAGACCCTCCATTCTTAAGACGTGCTACATCGTCCTTTTCCATACCCAAATAGGTCTTTAGAACATAGTTTAACGCCGATGCTCCTGTGCTCAATGGGTAGAGAACAAGATGCGTCGCTTCCGTCAGTAGCAAGCGAGTCTTGGAATAGTTGGTTAGGTAATGGGTCAAACAAAGCATCGTAATATTCATGTGGCGTCCCATTGTGGCAATGTCGTCCATTAACTGCTGAATGGTCTTTGCCTCCTTTCCAGTAAAGCTGTCGTAGTCATCAGAAATAATCATTGAATCCCTCAATCCCTCCATGTCCTCGGTGGTCTTAATGGGTTTCTCAACTAATTTAGCAGGTTTAAGGCGAATACATTTCTGACCTTTCATGCTGTCTAGGGTGTCGTCTTGTTCCAATTTTGAAACTAAATAAACATTGCGACCAGAAAACTGCTTCATGTATTGTTCGGCAAGTCCTTTAGCAATGTGACTCTTTCCTGAACCTGATGCCCCAGCAATATACCATACTTCTCGTTTCTTGGGGTCAGGACTCGGAATTAGGTAGAAGTGACTACCATCAGGAAGTTTAACTCGTGTTTCGCTCTCCTGTTTTGCTGACCCACTCATCTCCTTATAGGCATCCAAAACACCTGGGATTTGGGTTAGTTGGGAAGGTAGATGTTCGGCAGGGATTTCTCGTGCAAACGCCTCCTGAAGCATCCTCATCACTTCAATCTGTTTGCGAGCTGGTAATGCCTTTAGTCGGTTCTTACCTAATTCTAGTTCTTGAACGCCACCTTTACCCTTATTGCCGTCTTGGTGCAAATACAAGGTCTCATTATTGTATTCACCACCCTTTACCTTGGCAATACCTACACCACTCTTGCCCTTGTCAAAATTGATGCTTACTGGAGAAGGCATTTGAATACTCCAAGTATTTTTTTTAAAGACGATTTGACGAC